CATTGAGAGACATTGTAAGTCTCTCCTTGCTCACCTCCGATCTTTGTACATCTCACTGGATCAGACTGCTTAACAGCCAAGAAATTTGCAAAACAAAAAGCTCCTTCTCCGGTATGTCCCAACCTACCCATATTTGAGTGGTTGGTTCTATGATCCTCGCGAGTCGCAATGTGCTTAAGAATATTTTTCTTATGAGCGAAACTTAAATGTTCAGGCAACAACCGCACCACAGCCAAATCTGACACAGCTCCTCCTCGATAGACATCTTTCGCATAACTAACGAAATCTGTCATAAAAATAGGGATATTGACATGGCCAGGGCCTTGCATGTTCCACAACTTTAGGTGGAGCTGCAATTGCTTAACGTCATTTGCCGGATTACTCACAATACTCTGGCACTTTGTAACGAAATGTCCAGGGACTAACAAATATGTTTCTCTGACAAACACTCCAAACCCTAAAGCACCCATGACTTCGCCTTCATTGACAACATATATTTCAACCATATTCTGCCTCAAGATGCTTTTAAGAACATTATCAGCATTTTGATCATGCACCAATGAAGACTGGAGATGAACGAGAGGAACCTCTACTGTTTTAGATGCTCTAAGTCCGCGCTCGGAAAATTTACGCGATTCAGGGCTAAAAATCAAAGTGTCTTTACCTTTCTTCCTGCCATAGAAATACGCTAAACAAAGAGACGCAATGGGAATAACCACCTTAAAGACTGGTGAGCTGACTATACTACTGACAGCTGCTGACACAGAGAATATTTCGTGCTGCTTCATGATCCAATCCCTAATAGATTCAAAACTGAATTCATGAAACTTGCGCACCCAATTGGCACTTGGAACAACCTTATCAATCTTGGCATAGTTATCCCGAACAACATCTTCGAACAAATCGATATATTCAGTAAGATTGTCAAAGTCTAAGTCAGGGTCACGCAAAAACTCTGCATTATGCATACTTATTGCTTCAGCTAACAAAGATGGAGACAATTCTAAGTACTCTGCCATTTGCACTACCAGAGATTTGGTTGATTCACTCAAGCCATTATATGCTTGGTGGTGTTTGACTGCCTCAGCTTCTCCACCAAAATGTTTCGACACAATATCAACTGAAATAGACCTCAAGCTGGC